TAGCGCGCCCCAGGATGAGGCGTGCTCGCCAACCTTGTCCGACGCCCGCTGGGTCGCGCCCTCCATCTCACCGAGTTGCGTTGCGGCGGTGCCGAGGTCGGCGTTCTTGATCGCGTCGCCGGCGTCCTCCCACTTCGTCTTAAACAGTGCGGTTCCGACGATCTCCTGCTGCAACGGGTCGCTGATGTTGTTGAGCGCCGTCAGCACCTCGCCGAAGGCGTCCCGAGCGACGTTGCCGCCCTCAGCGAACCGCTGCGCCATGTCGTCGGCATTGAAGCCGAGGGCGGCGAACGCCTCCCTGGTGGAGTCAGAGCCGTCGACCGCCGAGATGGCGAATTCTTTCAGCGCGTCGGCGGCCACGTCGGTGTTGCGAATACCGGCTTCCCACATCTGATTAATCAGACCGAGGGCATCCGAGCCGGACAGGCCGACGTCGCGGAACTTGGTGCCGTACTCCTCGAAGGTGTCGAGCAGATCGTTGGAGATGTTGAGGCCCTGCTGGCTGGCCACGACGAGCAGGTCGAGCGCTTCCTCGGTCGAGTCGACCATGCCGGTCTTGACGAAGTTTCGCACGCCGCGCGAGATGGACTGGGAGTCCTCGCCGAGCAGGGTCGCCACGGTCTGTATCTGCTCGATGACGCGCTGGATCTCGGCGTCGGTGGCGTCGGTGTCGATGAGTCCGCCCTGGATGGCGAACTGCACCACGCCTAGGTTTTCCTGCACCGACGCGCCCCAGTTGCTGGCGTAGGCCTTGCCGGCGGCTGTGCCGTAGCGGGCCATGGTGGCGTCGTCGACACCGATGCGCGCGGCGAAGGTGTCTTTCATGTTCAGCGACGCCATGCCGAGCTCGATCTGCTGGGCGAGCTTGCGGCCCGCCAGTAACCCGAGTCCGGCCGTGCCCGCCAGGGCCAGGCCTACGGGGCCGGTGGCCGCGGCGATACGGCCGATGGCCGAGGCGCCGGCGAACCCATCAAAGAAACTCTGCGCCGAACTCTCGCCCGCCGAGTCGCTCAGGTCGCTGTAGGCGGACTGGGCTTCCCGGGTGGCGCGGGCCTCGGCGCGCCGGGCCTTGGCCAGCGCCTCCGATTGGGCGATGAGCCGGGTGTTGGCCGCGCCCTTCTGGCGCAGGTCGGCGAGCTTGGCTTCCTCGACCGACACCCGGCCGGTCGCGTCGGCGACCTTGTCGTAGGCCTTAGTCCAGCGCTCGACGGTCTTGGGGTCGGCCTTGGCGGCGGCGTCGTCGAGGCCCTTGGCGAAGGCCTGACCGGCATCCTGGCCGGCCCGGCCGAAACGCTTCTCGACCTCGCTGGTGGTCCGCCTGACCGAGCGCGGATCCAAGGAGGTCTCGACAGGCAGGGTAATCGGCACGACTCAGTAACCCTTCCTGATCATGTGAAGCCCAGACTGCTGAACATCTCGTCGGTGACCTGCTCGGTGAACTCGTCCTCGGCCTGGGCCTTGTCGGCCATCTCCCGGACCTCGGTCGGGTCGAGGAACAGCCTGGGCACGTACTCGTTTGGACCGCCGACGTAGAGCGAGGCGCGGTGCAACGCTAGCTCCTTGTGGGCTTCCTTGATCACGCGCAGCTGTGTCGTCCAGCGCCCGCCGAGCTCGGGGATGTGCTCGCACAGCACGAGCAGCTTGCGGCTCGACATCGTGCCGCGGTGCCAGTCGCCGATGTCGATGCCGCGGAAGGCCAGGTAGGCCTCCATCGGCCTGGCGAGCCGTTTCCACGTCTCAATCGCGAGAGGCACTTTTCGAGCCCGCGCGGCGCCACTCCTCGTACTGCCAGTTCTGTTTAGCCCAGACGACGGTGAGCATGTCCGGCGGCCCGCCGGCCGCCTCGAACTTGCGGTACTTCTCCTCGCCCCACATGGCGATCAGGCGCAGCGCATCCCGGGAGTCAGGCAGCAGCTTGCCGTTGCGGCGCAACGGGATCGCGTAGTCGGTGCCCTTGACCTTCTTACCGTTGGGCAACTCGACCTCGGTGCGGTCGCAGTCCTCCAGGGACTTCTCGACCTCCTGCAGTTTGCGCTCGACGTCGACGGGCAGGAACTGCCGATAGGTGATGCGGTACGGCTCGCCGTCGACGGCGAAGTCGTAGTTAGCGTCGAAGCCGAAGTACTCGGCCAACTGGGCGATGGCGGCTTGAAGCTCGGGTAGTTCGTCGGCCATGGTGGGCTCTCTTTCAGGTGGTGGGTTTCGGTGGGCTTAGGTGGGGCTTGTCGAGGTGGGAACCCGGCGGGCGGGCTTGCAGCCCACCAAGACTCGCCCGCCCGCCGGGAGTTACCGCTACGTGACCGCGACCACCGAGAAGGTGCCGTCGGTCAGGCCCGCGCCGGATCCGGTGATGGCACCCGACGGCGTGGTGACGGTGTACGGGCCGCCGGCGTCGCCGGTGACGGTCCAGTCGGCGGCCAGGTAGCCGTCGTCCAGTGCCACCAAGGCGGTCTTGAGCGTCGACGCGGTCGCGTTGTAGGCCACGGCTGTCGTGGTCTTGCCCTTGAACGTCAGCGTGAAGTCGCCCGCCGACGGGCTGCCGAGGGTCACGGTGTAGGTGGCCGGGACCGGCGTACCGAGGTCGGTCCAGGCGTCGCCACCGACCCAGGTGTGCTTAATGATCGGCACGTACTCGCCGTCGACCATGCCCATGAAATACCCATCGGGGATGGGCTTGAAGGTCATCTCGGCGGCTTCGCCCTGCTTGCCGCGGCGGCTGGTGCCGACGTCGGTGAGCTTGGCGCAGGCGTAGCCGTCGACGACGTAGAGCACCTTGCCGCCGCGCTTGCGGGCGCTGATGAGCAGGATCTGGCGGTCGACGGTCTCGGAATCCAGCGGCTTGGACCAGCCCGCGTCGGCACCGCCGGGCACCTCGACGAGGCTGTTGCCGTTGTTGTCGGTCAGGCGCAGGTTGTTTCGCAGCCGCCGCAGGAACGGCTTGGCTGACTCGACGGCGGTGAAAGAGAACGGCTCGTCGTCGGAGGTGAGCACCGAGTCGAACGGCGCGTTCGACTGCTCAATCATCTGCTCGTCGGTGCTCATGCTCGGCGAGGACTGCGGGCCGTTGCCCTCGGCGAAGGCGCCGCAGAGGTGAAAGCCCTCGTTCGAGCTGGAGTTTTCGACCCAGACGCCGCTCTCGCGGACGTAGGCGAACAGGTCGGCGCGCAGCTGGCCGTCCTGGGCCAGCGGCGACCAGTTGACGTCACCGCTGGAGTCGTGCGGGGAGATGTCGGTATCGGCGCCGCGGGCGTCGCGCACCAGCGCGGCGACGAGGCCGGTCCTGTTGTCCTGAAAGCGGTTGTCGACATCGTTGAAGCCGCCGGCGGTGAATGTTGTGCCGGTTGCAGGTTGCGTCATTGCGACGCTCCTTTCGGGGTTGTGAATGCACGCCGAAGGCATCCGGCGATCAAGGTGGTGGGCTGCAACGGCCCGGCGGCCGCGGCGCGGTCGTTAGACCGCGACGTAGGAGAGGCCCAGCTGATAGCGGGCCACGTAGCGCACGACCTGGTCATTGGCGTAGGCCATGCGGAACGGTCGGAGCACGGTGGTGACGTAGTCGGCGTTGGCCACCGACCCATCCGAGAGGGTCACGTTGGTCAGCTCACGCGCCAGTAATGTCATGCGGCGATGGACATCCCGCGCGGTCTTGGCGGCGTTCTGCGCGGCGAGCAGTCCATTGCGGGCGTGGTCGAAGATGTCGAGCTGCACGACCGGCTCGTCGGTGCCCAGATCGGGATCATCGGCACCGGAGATCCGGGCGACGACGCAGAATGGCATCGTGTCGTCGGTCTTGCGCTCGACTGAGGTGCGCAGCAGCGGCGCGAGCCAGGACACGGCGAAGTCCTCGACGTCCGGGGAATCGGAGTCGAGTAGCTCAGCGGGCATTGTTTAATCGGCCTCCGCGTCGATTCCGCTGTCGAGGTTGCCGCCGAAGTGCTGGGCGACCTTCTGGCCGGTGGCGTGCGCGCGGGTCGGCCCGGGTGCGCCGGTGCCGAACTCGATCCAGGCGGCTTTGTAGTCGGTGGCCCGGACCTTGCCCTTGCCGCGGCGGGCCTTGCGGGCCACCTTGATACTGGCGGCGTACTCGCCCTCGTCGACCGGAGCGATGGAGCGCCAG